TGCGTTATTGCGTGGCATGTGAATAAATATACGCTCATTGGTTAATATAGTCAAGCATTATGGCAAAATAAATATCACGCATAACATGTTATGCCACTGAAAAACCACTATCACTTACCCTTTTATCTCACATTTTCCACCTATACCACTCTGGCCATGACTGGCCATTTTCCATCTATACCGCCATTGGCTAATTCTGGCCATGAATGGCAAAGGGGGGCCACCTATGGAACAATTCGCATCCGCCGGTGTGGCTCATTAGCACATGAGATGGAATTTGGACCTACAATGTAATCACCACAATTAGCAATTTACTAATCTGAAGGTACAAATTGTAGCCTAAAAAATAAAGTCCTTGCAATTAACAGACAATGGTGGTATAATAGGGGTATAGAACCTCCCTTTTTATTTTAGGACAAAGGTATGCCAAAGGAAACAAAAGAAATTAAGAAGAAAGCAGGTAATCCCAACTTATATAAAGGGATGCCCTCATTGAATCCAGCTGGCAGACCGGTAGGTTCAGTAAATAAATACACAGCTTTAAGCAGAGAAGTATTATCAGCAAGAGGTCCAGAGATTGTGGACAAGGTTATTGAGTTAGCCTTAAAAGGTGATAGACATTGTTTAAAGATGTGCATGGATAGAATTGTTCCAGCACATAAAGCTGTTGAAATAAAACATGAACACCAGGATTTAGGAATAAATATTATTGTTGAGTCCGTAAAAGCTATAGAAAAGCAAGAAGCAGAGGAACAAGCTACCTTTGAAGGTGAAGTAATAGAAGCCATAGACAAATAATGGCTGATATTAAGGTAGCACTCCATGATGCTCAAATGGAAATCTTTAAATCACCTGCTCGTTTTAAAGTTGTTTCAGCAGGAAGAAGATTTGGTAAGTCACGATTAGCTGCTTGGGTTTTATTAATCAAAGCACTACAAAGTAAAAGCAAAGATGTGTTTTATGTTGGTCCCACATTCCAACAATCAAAAGATATTATGTGGAGTATGCTAAAGGAATTAGGGCAGGATGTTATAAAAGCTGCTCATGAGAATACAGCAGTATTAACTTTAGTAAATGATAGAAAGATTTACCTTAAAGGTTCGGATAGACCAGATACTTTGAGGGGCGTGGGATTAGAGTACGTTGTACTTGATGAGTATGCCAGTATGAAACCTGAAGTGTGGGAAATGATTTTAAGACCTACTCTTGCAGATGTAAAAGGTGGTGCTATGTTCATTGGTACCCCTGCAGGAAAGAATCATTTTTATAAATTATATATAGAAGCACAGGAAGAAGATGACTGGCAAGCATTTCAATTTACTTCTACGGACAATCCATTACTGGACCCCAAAGAAATCGCTGCTGCAAAAAGCACTATGTCTACCCAAGCTTTCAGGCAGGAATTTGAAGCCACCTTTGAGTCCTTTACAGGAGGAATATTTAAGGAAGAGTGGATTAAGTATGTCGATAATGAAGCAGACTTTAAGGAAGGTACAATAGGTCATTACGTAGTAGCTGTAGACCCAGCAGGTTTTGAACAGGCAAGTAAAGATAGAGGTTTAAAGTCTAGTAAGTTAGATGAAACAGCTATATCAGTAGTTAAGATTGTTAATGATGAATGGCTAGTAAAGGATATTTACCATGGTAGGTGGGGTATCAAGGAAACAGCAAATAGAATTTTAAATGCTGCTGTAGATGCCGAAGCTACCACAGTAGGTATTGAGGCAGGAGCATTAAAGAATGCAATCATGCCCTACCTTGAAGATGAAATGAGAACTAAAGGTAGGTGGGTAAATGTTACTGACGTTACTCATGGTGGCAAAAGAAAGACAGATAGAATAACATGGTCGTTACAAGGACGACTGGAACATGGTAAGATAAAATTTAGAAAGGCAGATTGGAATGACCACTTTATTTCCCAAATGATGGACTTTCCTTCCCCTCTTAGCCATGATGACTTGTTGGATAGTCTTGCATATATAGACCAAGTTAGTGTAGCAGACTACGCAGGCAGTATAGAGCTAGAAGATTGGGAACCTATGGACGCAATAGCAGGATATTAATTTATGGAAGATAAGAATTACCTAGAAGGTCCACACCAACAGTTAAGAGCATGGGTGTTAGACAGAGTTGACCAGTGGGAGGACCACAGAAACAGTAACTATATGTCCAAATGGGACGAATATTACAGATTATGGCGTGGTATTTGGGCAACAGATGACAAAACAAGGCAGTCAGAGAAGAGTAAATTAATTTCTCCAGCCACATCACAGGCAATTGAAGCCACAGTAGCAGAATTAGAGGAAGCAATCTTTGGAGGAAACCGTTGGTTTGACCTAGAAGATGACATCCTTGACCAAAACAAACAAGATGCAGAATATATACGTAACCTACTTCATGAAGATTTAACAAAAGATGGAGTAAAGGATGCTATTGCTGAGTGTTTACTCAACGGTGCTATATTTGGTACAGGTATTGGTAAGGTATTAGTACAAGATAAAATGGAAATAGTAGCTACTGAAGAGCCAGTTCCGGGAACCATGACTAGCACTACTAAAACACAGGAGATACCATATACTTGTGTTAAGTTAGAATCAGTATCACCAAAAGAATTTGTTATTGACCCTACAGCTGCAAGTATTGATGAAGCTTTAGGAGTCGCCCATGTAGTAATTAAACCTAGATACATGATTACTAAGGGTATGAAAGATGGTATATATAATGATATGCCATTAGGTAGCTATGATAAAGCAGACTTTGGCTTTGATGATGAAGAGTTTAGTGACTCTAGTGAAGATGACAAAGTAAAGATTATAGAATATTGGGGATTAGTTCCTAAAAGATTTCTTGGTGGCAACTCAAGCAGTGTAGACCAGTTTGATTATAATGATGATGAATTGGTTGAAGCAGTTGTTACAATTGCTAATGACGATTGCGTACTAAGAGCAGCAGAAAACCCATACATGTTAAATGATAGACCGTTTGTTGCCTATCAGAATGACAGAGTACCCTCGAAGTTCTGGGGTAGGGGTGTAGCTGAAAAAGGATATAATCCACAGAAAGCTTTAGATGCTGAACTGAGAGCTCGTATTGACGCCTTAGCACTCACGACACACCCAATGATGGGTTTAGACGCCACTCGTTTACCACGTGGAACAAAATTTGACGTCCGTCCCGGTAAGACGATTCTAACTAATGGCGACCCTAAGTCCGTTCTAATGCCACTGAACTTTGGTAGTCTATCCCAGTCGACATTTACCGAAGCAGCAGAGCTAGAACGTATGGTCCAGATGGGTACTGGTGCTATGGACACAGCTAACAGTAACTTTTCCAATCCTCGGAATGGAACTGCTAGTGGTATGTCAATGCTCCAAGCAGCATCTATCAAACGCCAGAAGAGAACCTTAATGAATTTCCAAGATTCCTTCTTAATTCCTATGATTAATAAAACTTTATATAGGAGAATACAGTTTGATAATGAAAGATATCCAGCAGTAGACTTTAAGTTTAAACCTTATAGTAGTCTAGGTATTATGGCTAAGGAGTTAGAAACAACACAGATGGTACAGTTGTTATCTATGACACCACAGGGTTCTCCTGCGTTCTATGTTATCTTAATGAGTATATTTGAGAACTCATCACTAGCAAATAGAACACAATTAGTGCAGGCAATCAATCAAATGATGCAGCCTAATCCTGAACAAGAACAAATAAAACAAATAGAAATGCAAGAGTCTATGCTAGAGTTAGAAAAACTTAAAGCAGAAATTAATAAAGTTTATGCGGAAGCACAGAAGTTACAAGTAGACGCAGGTGATAAAGCATCCAGTGAAACTCTTGCTAAGAAACAATTAGAATTAGCTGAGAAGATGGTTAAGATAAAAGGCATACAGTCAGAAACTGCACGTAATGTTCCTGAGGTTGACCATTTAAACTCAGAAACTATCCTTAATTTAGCTAAGGCTATGAACGGATGACAGATAGAGAAGTATTAGAACAACGATTAGATATGATTCAACACAATGGCTGGCGTGAACTTATAAAAGAGTACACTGAACTAGCTGAATCATTGGAAAAAATCTATGACATTGAAGATGAAAAGACTCTACATTTACGTAGAGGGCAGGTATCTTTCCTAAATATGTTTATTAATTTAGAGGAAGCTACCAAACTAGCGTTAGAACAACTGGATTAGTACCAGCTCTAACATTTTTATAACCCCCATAATCTTATATAGACGGAGGTAAGAAGCATGAGTAGTAAAATTGTAGACCCTGAGGTCGAAGTAAAAGAAGAAGTAAAAGAAGAAGTAAACGAATCTTTAGAAGCATTAGCTGTAGAGGAGGAAGTTGAAGAGGAAGTAACTCAAGAGCCAGAAGTAACAGAGCCTGAGCTTCCTAAGAAATTTCAAGGTAAGTCCTCATCGGAAATAGCTGAAGCCTACGAGAACCTAGAGAAAGAACTAGGTCGTAAAGGGCAAGAGATTGGTGAACTAAGGAAACTAACTGATTCTTATTTGCAATCCCAGCTAAGTCCACAAAGCCAAACGACTACCAATACTGAGCCAGCAGATTTTTATGATAATCCTGAAGAAGCAGTAAGGCAAATTATAGATAATCATCCTAGGTTCAAGGAGTTCTCGGAACAGAATAAACAGCAACAAGCTGATTTAACTGCCCAACAACTCGAAAAAGCACATCCAGATTTCCAAGAAGTCATTAGTGACGGAGGATTTCAGGATTGGATAAATGGAAGCAAGGTAAGACAACGCTTGTATAAAGAAGCAGACTCTTATGATTTTGATGCAGCTAATGAACTACTTACGAATTGGAAAGAAAGACAAATGATTTCCAAAACAAAAGAAGTAAATGAAAGCAAAAAAACCAAAAGAGATGTAGCTATAAAAACAGGTGAAGGAGTATCAAGAGCTTCAGGTGAGTCAACTGCAGGTAAAAAGATTTACAGGCGTGCTGATTTAATTCGTTTAAAACAAACCGACCCTAACAGATATGATACACTAGCAGAGGAAATATTCTCAGCGTATCAAGACGGAAGGGTTAAATAAAATAGGAGAAGTATAATGGCTTTAGGCTCAAACCAAGTCACGACTACTATCGCTAATAATTTCATCCCCGAACTATGGTCCGATGAAGTGATTGGCGCATATAAGTCAAACTTAGTAATTGCTAATCTAGTCACTAAACTGAATCATAGGGGTAAAAAAGGGGACACGATTCATATCCCTGTACCAGCAAGAGGTTCAGCTAGTGCTAAAGCAGCAAATACACAAGTAACATTATCGGCAGCTACCAACAGTGTCATTAATATATCAATAGACCAACACTATGAGTATTCAAAATTAATCGAGGATATTGCAGAAGTACAGTCACTTGCATCAATGAGAAAATTCTACACTGATGATGCGGGCTATGCTTTAAGCACTCAAGTCGACACTAAATTGGGTACTTTGTGGGAAGGTCTACAAGGTGGTACAGTAGGTGGTTCTAACGCAGCAGCTTGGGAAAAAGCTGTTATCGGTTCAACCGGTGCAGCAGACTACACAGGTAATTCATCAAACGCTGCTGACATTACGGATGCAGGAATTAGAAAAATGATTCTAAAACTTGATAATGCTGATGTACCTATGGATAATCGTTCATTCATTATCCCACCAATCGTTGCTAATGATATGTTAGGCATTAACAGATTTACTGAGCAACAGTATATTGGTTCTGGTGATGCAATTAAGACTGGTAAGATTGGTCAAATTTATGGTGTTGATGTTTACATCTCATCTAACTGCCCAACTACTACAACTGCTAACACTGCAACTGACAGAGTAGGTTGTTTACTACACAAGGATGCTCTCGTTCACGTTGAGCAAGTTGGAGTGCGTTCGCAGACACAATATAAGCAGGAGTATTTAGGTGATTTGTTCACTTCAGATACTATTTATGGAGTTGGTGAACTTCGTAACGATGCTGGTGTTGCGTTTGTAGTACCGGGAACTTAATAGTTCAAATCTAACCCCTCTTTAATCGGAGGGGTTTTACAAACCGAGATGGCTCAATGAGCATCTCATTTATAACTCGCTTAATTAAAGGAGAAAATAATGACTAATTTAGTTACGTTCGACCCATTTAGAAATATGACAGTTGGTTTTGATGGAATATTTGACCAGCTTTCTGCATTACCTAAATTTGATATACCAAATTATCCGCCTTATAATATCAAGAAAATTGATAAAGATAAGTACCAATTAGAAATGGCATTAGCAGGTTTTTCAAAGGATGATATAGAAGTTGAAGTAAAGGAAAATACTTTAACTATTTCCGTTAAACCTTCCGATAAAAAGGAAGAGAGTTTTGTTCATAGAGGAATAGCTCAACGAGCTTTCAAAAGACAATGGACTTTGATAGAGCATCTTGAAGTTAAGAATGCACATTTTAAAGATGGTGTCCTTATTATAGATATGAAACTAAACTTGCCGGAAGAAAAAAAACCACGAACAATTAATATAGAATAAAAATAGCTATGCCTTTTTATGACTATCAATGTAAACACGGACATATTTTTGAAGAGATGTGTTCTATATCAGACAGAAATAAAAAGAAAGAATGTCCAGAGTGTAGTGAAATGGGTGATGTAATAATATCAGTTAATAAAAATCGCCCTCACTTTGGCAATGAAGATACTCTCTGGAATATGAGAGAACGTAAACGAGCAAGTGAAACTAACAAGAACGGTAAATATAGGAATAAATTTAGTGGACATATTTAACGATACAATTAATGATTCTACTGATAGCTTAGAAATAGAAAGGTTTAAAGCTAAGATTAGAGAACTTTGGGGAAGAATGCTTGATGAAGTCTATGATAAGTATTATGATATTAATGATGAAGATACATTATCTAAAGAAGAATTTGTAGAACAAAATGATATTAAGTTTGCAGATGAACCTGAACCTGAAACTGAATTAGATTCTATTATGGAAATGCTTGATGGTCTTATGGATTCAGATGAAGAGCTTGAATCCGTTCAATCAGATAGTAAAGCACCTACCTACAAAGGTAGTCAACTTAAATCAAATAATGAAAAAGGAAAGACAGAGGCAACAACTTATGAATTTAAAAGCAAATCTACAAAAACTCCAAGCGATTCTCGTAGTGGAGTTAAAGGTGGCTCGTATATGGGTACGCCAACTGGTAAAATCTCTAAGAAAAAAGATGACCCAGTTATCACAAAGTATTCGCCACTCATAGAGGAAATTAAAGATGAGCTCAAAGCTTTATCTGATAGACAAAGAATTGGTAGAAGGAAGATGAGGTTTAGACTCTAATGTCACCAACAAGATTACATTGGAAGAAAAAGAAACTTCTAACTATATTAGCAAATAGAAGGCAATGGCAGAGAGAGTTTGATGTAACTGAATCATCTGCTCAAGAAATAGAAATAGAGCAAGGTGGTTACTATATCATTTTAGAATCCTCTTCTTCATCATCACCTAACTATATTATTACGGAGTAAACAATGGCAACAACTAAAGTATCAGCATTATCAGCATTAACTACCCCAGATGGAGCAGAAGAACTACTTATTAATGATGGTGGTACTTCTAAAAAGATTACCATAGCTAATGCAATCATAGCAGGAACAGGTATAACAAAGTCTGGTGCTACCATATCTGCTGCTCCTGTAGCACTCACA